ACCCTGAAGTATATGACAGGGTGTATGAATGGTTTTCATCAGGTCCTCGTCAGCGTTTACAGCCAGGTGGTTCAATTATTATTGTGATGACCCGTTGGTCAAAGAAAGATTTAACAGGGCAGATTATTGATAACTCCCTGAAAAGAGATGGTAGTAATGAGTGGGAAGTCATTGAATTGCCTGCATTAATGCCTTCAGGCGTACCACAATGGCCCCAATTTTGGAGTAGAGAAGAGCTTGAAGCAATCAAGGCAGAGATTCCTGTTAGCAAATGGGAAGCGCAGTATCAACAGAATCCTACCTCAGAAGAAGGTGCCATCATTAAACGGGAGTATTGGAAGATATGGGAACAAGAAAACCCACCGTTTTGTGATTATTTAATTCAGTCATGGGATACCGCATTTGAAAAGAACAACAGGGCTGACTATTCTGTTTGCACTACATGGGGAATTTTTTACCATCCTGATGATACAGGCATGGAGCAGGCTAATATTATCTTATTGGATTGTTTTAAAGCTCGCATGGAGTTTCCTGAGCTCAAACAAAAAGCACTTGAGTTATACAAAGAATGGAACCCTGACACCCTGATTGTGGAAAAAAAGGCGGCAGGTGCCCCTTTAATTTACGAAATGCGCAGGATGGGCATACCCCTACAAGAATACACCCCAAGCAAAGGTTCTGACAAGATAGCCCGTGTAAACGCTATATCCGACCTGTTTAGGTCAGGATTTGTATGGTGTCCTGATTTAAGATGGGCAGAAGAAGTGGTAGAAGAATGTGCTAGTTTTCCTAATGGCGACCATGACGATATAGTAGACTCAACAAGCCAAGCTCTGTTAAGATTTAGGCAGGGCGGATTTATTCGTTTAAACAGCGATGAGCCAGAAGAGGTTCAGGGGTTTAAACGCAAAGCGGCATACTACTAAGGATACTATATGGCAATCGAAAAATCTTTTTCACAAGCACCCATGGGTTTAGAAAGTCTTTTAGAAGAAGGGCCTGAAATTGAGATTGAAATTGATGAAGAGCCTATATTAGAATTTGTTGAAGAGGTTAATTCACCTGAGTTTGATGCTAACCTTGCTGAATTAATGGATGAGGGCGAATTACAAATATTAGCCCAAGAACTTCTAGCAGACTACCAAGATGACTTGGATTCCCGTAAAGATTGGATGCAAACCTACGTAGATGGTTTAGAACTACTAGGGTTAAAGATTGAAGAACGCAGTGAGCCATGGGAAGGCGCTTGTGGTATTTACCACCCGATTATGGCAGAAGCGCTTGTTAAGTTCCAAGCAGAAACCATGATGGCAACGTTCCCTGCTCAAGGACCTGTTCGTACACAAATTATTGGTAAAGAAACACCAGACAAGAAAAACTCTGCGCAACGAGTGCAAGATGACATGAATTACCAACTCATGGACAGAATGAAAGAATATCGTCCTGAGCATGAAAGAATGCTGTGGGGTTTAGGTCTTTCAGGTAATGCATTTAAGAAGGTTTACTTTGACCCAAACCTGCAACGTCAAGTATCTATATACGTACCCGCAGAAGATATTGTGGTGCCATATGGTGCTAGTAGTCTTCAGACTGCGGAGCGTGTAACACATGCTATGCGCAGAACAGAAAACGAACTACGCAGATTGCAAGTGGTTGGATTTTATCGTGATATAGACTTAGACGACCCTAATTCAGATTTAGACGAAGTAGAAAAGAAAATTGCTGAAAAGCTAGGCTTTAGAGCTACCACGGATAATCGTTACAAAGTTTTAGAAATGCAGGTGGACTTAGATTTGCCGGGTTATGAAGATGTCGATGAAAACGGAGAGCCAACAGGAATTAAATTACCTTACATTGTCACTATTGAAAAGGGTAATTCCACTGTATTGGCAATTCGTAGGAATTGGAGAGAAGATGATGAAACCAAGCAAAAACGTCAACACTTTGTGCATTATGGATATATACCGGGTTTTGGTTTTTATTGTTTTGGTCTTATCCATATACTTGGTGCTTATGCTAAATCTGGCACTTCTATCACCCGTCAATTGGTGGATGCGGGAACATTGTCTAATCTGCCAGGTGGTTTTAAAACCCGTGGATTGCGGATTAAAGGCGATGACACACCTATAGCACCGGGTGAATTCCGTGACGTAGATGTACCAAGCGGTGCAATTAAAGATAATATTCTGCCATTACCTTACAAAGAACCAAGTCTTGTTTTGGCACAATTGCTTGACAAGATTATTGCAGAAGCAAGAGCTTTTGCTAGTTCAGGTGATTTAAAGATATCTGACATGTCTAGCCAAGCGCCTGTGGGAACAACCATGGCTATCTTGGAACGCACCCTCAAGATGACATCGGCAATTCAAGCTCGTATCTATTATTCGATGCAACAAGAGTTTGAGTTGTTAAAAGAAATTATTGCTGAAAATTGTCCTGATGATTACAACTATGAGCCTGAAGAAGGTAGTCGTTCTGTTCGCAGGGAAGATTATGATAACGTTGATGTTATTCCTGTCAGTGACCCAAATGCATCAACCATGGCACAAAAAATTGTGCAATATCAAGCGGTTTTGCAATTGGCGCAGTCGGCACCACAGTTATACAACATGCCATTATTGCATCGTCAGATGTTAGAGGTTTTAGGAATTAAACATGCAAACAAGTTAATTCCACTAGAAGAAGACCAAAAACCAACTGACCCTGTTTCTGAAAATCAAAATGTTTTAATGGGCAAACCTGTAAAAGCTTTTGCTTATCAACCCCATCAATCGCATATTCAAGTTCACATGTCGGCTATGCAAGACCCTAAGATTATTGCTTTATTGCAAAACAATCCAATGGCTCCGCAAATACAAGCCGCTATGTTGGCACACATTAATGAACACTTAGGTTTTGAATATCGGGTGCAGATTGAACAACAACTAGGGTTTTCCCTGCCTCCACAAATGGATGATTCAGGTGAAGAGCAACACATGTCTCCTGAAGTTGAAGCACAGTTGGCTCCTATGTTGGCACAAGCTTCACAGCGCTTATTGCAACAAAATCAATCAGAAATGCAACAGCAACAAAATCAGCAAAAGGCGCAAGACCCATTGGTTCAGTTGCAACAACAAGAAATGCAGCTCAAGCAACAAGACTTACAACGAAAAATGCAAAAAGATTTATCCGATGCTAATTTAAAGAACAAGCAATTAATGGTTGAATTAACAAGAATTAAATCGCAACATGATGCCATGATTAAAGGGCAACAAATCACTGCGGCAAGTAAAATTGCAGATTCACAAGAAAAACGCAATGCTGAAAAATTAAATGTAATTAAAGAAGTTGCTAATTTACAACAAGAGCGCAAGTTAGAAAAAGAAAGATTGCTTCATGATGGTATGAAGCATGCAATCAATTATGACAAGAAAAAGGGTGAGTAATGGATAAGAATCTAGATTTTCTTCTAAGTGAGTACAAAGACCGTATTGGCTATCTTTCACAGAATTTAGCTCAAGGTGCTTGTCCAAGCATAGAAGAATATAGATATATATGTGGACAGATACGAGGTCTTGAGTCTTCATGTTTAGTAATTACAGACCTCAAAAACCGAATGGAAATCAACGCAGACATTGATTAACCGTTTAAACAACTTGGAGAAATAATGGAAATATTGATTGGTGCAAACCCAACAAATCCAGAAGTGGTCGGAGTCCTGCAACAGGAACCTGAAGACAAAGCAAAGCAGTTACCAGAACCCATGGGATATCGCATGTTAGTAGCCATCCCCGATGCAGAAAAGAAGTTTGATGGTTCCCTGATTGAAAAAGCAGATACCACAATGCATTACGAAGAAATCCTTTCCACCGTGTTTTTTGTTCTCAAAATGGGACCAGATTGCTACAAAGATACAACAAGGTTCCCCAATGGACCGTGGTGTAAAGTTGGCGATTTTATTTTGGCTCGTCCAAACTCAGGAACAAGACTCAAAATACACGGAAGAGAATTCCGTTTAATTAATGATGATTCTGTCGAGGCAGTTGTAGAAGACCCTCGTGGAATTACACGGGTATAAAGGAAAAAATCATGGCAGAACCACAATTTGAAGTAGAAGAATTTAAGTTTCCTGATGAAATTGAGGCAGAAAATTCGGTAAAAATTGAAAAAAATGAAGAATCTCCGAACATTGAGATAGAAATTGAGGACGATACACCACCGGAAGACAGAAATCGCAAGCCTCCAATGTCGCAGGAGAAGATAGATGAGCTAGAAAAGGATGAATTAACTCAATATACCGAGGATGTTCGTTCAAAATTAAGCCAAATGAAGAAAGCATTGCATGATGAGCGTAGAGCAAAAGAAGCAGCACTACGTGAACACAACGAAGCCATTAATTTAGCCCAACAATTGCTTAGTGAACGCAATAGATTCAAGAATATTGTTGAAACGGGAGAGAAATCTTACGTAGATACGATACAACACTCAGCAAATCTTGAATTACAGATGGCAAAACGCTCTTACAAGGAAGCATATGAGTCTGGTGACACAGATGCAATGGTAGAAGCGCAACATTTGTTGAATATTGCATCCATGAAAGCACGTGAAGCAGAGAATTTTAAAATTCCCGCTTTACAAGAGAGAGAAAATGAGGTAAAAATACCACAAAGGAGTCAGCAACCTATTCCTGCGCCCGACCAAAAGGCGATAGCGTGGCAAGAACGCAATCAATGGTTTGGACAAGATGAAGAAATGACTGCTATGGCTTATGGTTTGCATGAAAAACTAAAGAATAGCGGTATTGTTCCTGGCTCTGATAGGTATTATGCGGAATTGGACAAGACAATACGCAAGAGGTTCCCTGAAAACTTTGAAGAACCTGAGCCGCCAGAGCCAGTTAAAAAAACTTCAACAGTTGTGGCACCTGCGGTAAGAAGCACATCCTCGCAAAAGGTGCGCTTAAATACGAGTCAACTTAATATAGCAAAAAAATTAGGACTGACACCTGAACAATATGCAGTTGCAGCAAACAAATTAAATGAAGCAAACAAATTGGAGCGATAAGATGACAGAGCAAACTAGAGCAAGTCGTGAAACAACTAAGCGTGAACTTTCTGCACGTCCTAAACAGTGGGCACCCGCAGAGCTTTTACCTGAGCCTCGAAAAGAAGCTGGTTATGCTTATCGGTGGATTCGTGTATCCACACTAAACAATTCAGACCCTAGAAACATTTCTTCCAAGCAACGTGAAGGATGGGAGCCTGTAAACGTAAGTGAACAACCCGATATGCAATTATTAACTGACCCCAATAGCCGTTTTAAAGACACTATTGAGATAGGTGGATTATTGTTATGTAAATGTCCAATTGAGTTTATGGAACAACGCAATGCACACTTTGCGCAGATGACAAAGACCCAAGCGGATTCAGTAGATAGTAATTTAATGCGTCAAAGCGACCCAAGAATGCCAATCTTCCAAGAAAGACGTTCTTCAGTAAGCTTTGGCAGAGGAAATCAATCTTAATTTAGGAGTTTAATATGGCTTATCCAATCGTTTCAGCGCCATACGGTGCAAAGCCTATAAACCTTATTGGAGGACAAGTTTTTGCTGGTTCGACTCGTAACATTCCGATTCAGTATGGCTTTGGTACCAATATTTTTTATGGCGATTTTGTAGGTATTGCTCGTGGTTATATTACACGTGCCACTGTAACAACCGGTGCTAGTGCAGTTACTGGTAATGCAGGTTCAGGCATCACAGGTGTATTCCTTGGGTGTTCTTATACCAACCCTGTTACTAAACAAAAGCAATTTGCACAGTATTGGCCCGCCAATACATTGGCAGGTGATGCTGTTGCTATCGTAACTGATGACCCAGACACATTGTTCAAAATGGCTGCAGTAACTGCTCAAGGCGGTACTACTGTTGGTTCTTTTGCACAAGGTATGGTTGGTTTGAACGTGTATGGTTCAGACTTAGCTGGTCTTACAACTACCGGTAATTCTCTTAACGGTTGCGTACCATCTGCAGGTGTTGCTAACACTTCAACAATTCCAATTCGTATTGTTGACCTTGTTCGTGATACTGCTGTTGTAAGTAACGCAACATTATCATCAGGTGGTGGTGGTACAAGCTTGGTTGTAACAGGCTTAACAAGCACATTGCCTTACGGTGCAGAAGTTGGTTATTTAGCTGCAAACGGTCAATATATTGGTACAGGTTCTTGGGTTGCCGCTGCTGTAACAGGCACAGGCTCACAAACCGTTACTATCAATAGCCAAGCCGTTACAGTTAACTCACCAAACGGTACAGCATCTACTGGTGTTACAATCCCCGCATCGAGTACATTGGTGTTTACTCAGTATCCTGAAGCATTAGTTAAGTTTAACTTCGGTATCCATGAGTATTACAGCAATACATCTCAAGCATCAACCTTATAAGGAGCTAATTAAATGGCTATTTCTCGTGCACAACTACTTAAAGAGCTCCTACCCGGACTTAACGCATTGTTTGGTTTGGAGTACGCTCGCTATGGCGAAGAACATAAAGAGATTTATGAAATTGAAACCTCTGAGCGTTCTTTTGAAGAAGAAACAAAACTGTCTGGATTCTCAGCAGCACCGGTCAAAGGCGAAGGCTCTGCAATCGCTTATGACAATGCTCAAGAAGCAT